TTCGTATTTTCCACTGATTTCGTCTATCTTAATCAGTGCTACCCGTATCTGTCGTTCCATTTCATTAACAGAAGCCGACATACGTAACAGGCTACCTGGATTTATAAAAAGTTTATCGTCGGCGCTTCTATGGTAAATTCCATAGCCTAAGTGATCGTGTCCAGTAAGAATAATGTCGGCGGTCGTGTCCACCTTGTATAAGTCACTATATCGGTCAAACGGCGGGCGGTGGTCTAATAACATACCGTGGGCTATATGTACCCCGATATGGTTACCTTCCGGGTAATCTACGTCTGGGCTGTATCCGTAGCCGTTTATGTCCATATCCTTACTGTATGGCGTGGCAGTCAGATACACCTTATAGTGTCCCTTTGCCAGATAGATAGGCTTGTCGCTGGCGCTTCTGATAACCGTAAGCTGTGGTACCAGCATTTCCAAAAGCCTTAAGCTGGTACGGTAGTAGCTGTCTACGTTGTATCCGTAAATATCATGGTTACCCAGTGTACAGTAAATGTTTACCGGACTTTCTTTTAACACTTCTGCAAATTCCAGAAGAACTGCTATACCAACTTCCGGCCGGTCGAATATATCCCCAGGCTGTAAGATCGCGTCTACAGCATTGTCTACAGCTATCTTAAAAACTTCCTTAAGCTTCTGTTTTGCGGCTTCCTTATAGTCGTCTATGCGGTTTCTGGGGTTCGTTCCGCGTAAATGTAGATCGCCCACGAATAAAAATTTAACCATCTTCTTCGTCCCCCTTTATTAAGTGTTCATTCATCCAGCACATCGAACGAAGAAGGATAAAGAACAAGATTTTTATTACGCCTAGCTGTGTATTCTCAAAACGACGACTGTACCGAGAAATACGGTAACAGTTTTTCAAGTAGTCGCTGTCTGCTTCTTCTTCGTCCCTTCGGTCGTCTTCGCAGCACTCACACCGTACCTTGTCTGGGTCGTCCGTATAGAAGATAATCCCACAGTCTATACAATGTTTTTTCACAATACGGACACCTCGCTTTCTCCACTCTGGGAACGCTTCACAGCTAAACTTACTTCCCCGATTTCTGCAAGGTCGGCGTTATGTGTGATAAGGATAATCTGTCTTCCAAAAGTGGCGCTGTATTCTTTTAAGAAATACGCTACCGACGGCGCGTACTCTTTTGATACGTGCTTACCTACTTCGTCCAGGAATAACGGACCGTCTACGCCTTCCATTTCGCCGACTGCCAGACGAAGCGCAAGGGCGATAATATCAATTTTTCCGCCGCCGCGGTCATAATCCGGCTTTTCCAGCTTCGTGATAACACTGTCGTCGTTTAAGTAATATTCAGCGATAGGCTGGTTACCTCTTAAGGTAAGGTCGATCATAAATTTATGATTCCCACCAAAGACCACGTTAAGCGCTTCGCTTACTATATCTTCTATCCTTACCTTTACCTGTTGTCTGGCGTAGTCGCTGGTCTTCTGTAAAAGAATTTGTACCAGTCCGAACACGCCTAACTGTTCTTCCGCTTCCGTCTTTACCTTTACTGCTGCTTCTCTTTGCTTTTCCAGTAATTCGCGTTTCGCCATCTGGTTATTAACCTTGTCCCTGGCGGTACGAAGATCAGCAGCTATACGGTTAATCTGCAAGGTGTTTAAACCCTTCGCAGTACCATAGCTTACCGGCTCTGGACGGATAAAAAAATCCATAAGTCCCATAAGCTACCCCCTAAACTTCCGGTATGTTACTTTCCACATTCTTAAGGTTTTCTTCTACGGATTCCGACAAGCGGGTAATCTCTGCTTCGATCGTATCCGGGGTAACACCTAACTGCTTCATTTCCTCTACGACCTTATCACACTGCTCCTGTGCAGCTTCCAGCTGTGTTTCTGCCTTTGTCTTTGCATTTTTAGCAGCTTCCAGTCTTTCTTTTGCTTTCTCAATACGTTCTTTAATATCCATTACTTCGTACCTTCCTTTCCGTTTTTACTCTGATACATAAGTACCACTTTGCTACCGGCGTCCCCTTTAAGTGTAAAAGTCTGATATACCGGTGCGGCTACTTTGATCGGGGCGTTTTCATTCAGTACCACGATTTCGCTATCTTCTGGTACATCAAAAAGTAACGATCTTAAGTCTTTTGCTGTCATTTTGTATTACCTTCCTTTCTTGTTATCATAAGCGCTGGTTTTTTGCCGTCTTTCAGCATAACCGCGGTTATTTCCACTTCTTCGTCTAAGGCAAACCCTACAGCTTCCCTAAAATCCCCCGGAAGCTGTAAACGCCCTTTTCCGTCAAGTTTTCGGACTACTTTTAATAAACCACCTTCATATAATGCCATTAGACTGTACCCCACTTTCCGTATTTCGCAAGGTAGCCGTCCGGCCCCAGGTTACGGAAGTCCGTAGCGCGTTCGTTCGCTACGCCGACGTCCTTATAAACCCCCAGGTTATGGGCTTTTCCTTTGTAGAAACACCGGACTTCATAACGCTGTTTATCTTTCCGGTAGTGGACACCCTTAACCATGTCGGCGTATTCTGGACCGGTAGGCTCTACCGGTATGTAGCTTTCGCCGATCGGAAGATTAACAAGGTTATCCCTGGTAAGGTTCAAGCTGTTACCGTCCTTAAAGATTGTGTTCTGTCCGCGTTCCGGCTTCGCTATAACCCTGTGTAAAAGTGGCTGCTTCTGTTCAAAACCAGAAACATTTACCACCTTACCGCCGACACGGTGGGCGGTCGCTCTTATATAAAGCTGGCCGTTTCTCTTGTGGATAAAGGAAAACCATGTACCGGGCCAGGACTTAACTAAGTCCATATCCGCAGCGTCTAGTTTTACTTCCACGGAACCATAGCCCACGTTTGGCGGCGCTTCTACAAAAAGCGTAGCTTCCTTTCCACGTATGATAAAATCGTTTTTCAAACTGCCGCACCCCCTAAAACACTGTCCAGATAACCGATAACAGACTTACCGATACCTTCCGCCAATGTTACGGTAACCGCGTTTCCGAACTGCTTATACGCCTGTGAATTACTTACAACCTGTTTCCAGTTATCCATAGGAAACGCCTGTAGTCTGCCGTATTCCGTCGGCGTAAGTTTTCTTACTCTATACTTCGTGTGATCGAAGATTTTAATATGATGTGTACCACCCGCTACAGCTGTAGCTGTTGGGCTGATACCGTCCGGGTCGTGTACCCGTCTGCTATGATCGTGTCCACTACTTTCTAACATTCCTATCACCTCTATTTCTGGTAGCCCTTGCGGCCGTTGCTCTCTCTGTATTCATACATTCGTCTACCCTTTCCAGTACCAGCGGTACTTGTTTGTAGTCCGACGCCAGTAACGTAGGGGAACACCCTATAAAAGTCCCTTTCCCGTTACGCTGTGCCTGTATTACGCCGTCCTGTATCAGCTGATCTATGGCCGGTAGGCGCTGGCTCTCTCTCTCTCTTGCTTCGGCCAACAGCCGCATGATTTCAAAAAACATACCGCTTCTGGTCGCTGCCCTATGGTTCGTACCACCACAACCCGGACATAAGTTTTCTTCGCTATAAGTTTCCGCAGACACTTCCCACACGGTACCGCAGTCGGCACATTCCAGCTTTATACCCGCCTGTTTTCCGGCTACGCTTAAGTCCTGGCAAGGAAACCCAAACGCCCAGACGTCAGCTTTCGGTACATCTTCAATGTGCATTTTCTGTATATCTGCCTGTACCACATGATCGCCTACATTTTCCCTGTATGTGGCTACAGCGTACTTGTCAAAATCCCAGGCGCCGACGATTTTAAACCCGGCGTTCTGGAAGCCCAGACCAAGACCGCCACACCCACAAAAGAAGTCGTTTAATGTGTACAATTTTCTTTTACCTCACTTCCGCACAATGGACACACGCCCCCGGCAGCTTCCCAGGCGGCCTGTAATTCTTCCTGTGCTTCCTCTAATTCTCTGTTACATTTTTCTACGTATCTTCCAGCTGCTTCATAGGAAAGCTGTCTTGTCTGACTTACCGCGTTTAACCTCTTAAGGTTGTCCAGTTCGTCGTACTGCTTAGAAATGCTTCCTAGAATGTCCGCCATGGCTTCTGTGTTCCCCAGAGAAGATACCTTATACCGTAAGTCGCGTTCTTCTTCGCTTACTTCGTTAAATCGCTTATAGGCACGTTCCAGGGCTTCCAGGGCTTGTGTGTCTTTTTCCGCTTCGTCCAGCATGAACGAAAGCTCTACCGCCTGGTCTAACTTCACTACCAACGCCGACGTTCTTCTTATGGTTTCCTGTAAATTGGTATACCCATACTGGAAGCCTAAAAGTGCGTCGTACCTTATTACGTCTGCTTCCACTTCCTTAAGATCAGCCTGTAAGTCTTCCAGATTCCGCGTAATATGGATAACCCTTAAAGGTTCGTTCTGATCTTGTACCGCTTTCCAGAACCCTACGTTAAGGTCTTCCAGCTTTTCTTTTTTCGCCTGTTCGCGTTCCGCAATACCAAGCGACACAGAAGCGACGACCACACCGGCCAGACGTTCCACTTCGTCGTAATATTTAATACGCTGTTCCGTGTTCAGCTGGTAACTATTCATAAGGGCGGTAAGCGCGACGTGTCGGCTCTGATCTTCCTTTAATTTTGTAAAGGCAGCTTCCGCTATTTTAAGTTCAGCGTCGAACCGGTCAAGGTCGAAGTATTCCGTAAGAGATACGTCGATTTCCCCTATCTGTTTGTCGGCGTAAGAAATATCGTTACGTGTCTGGTGGGTCTTTTTATTTACCTCGCTGATCGACTTATCTACGATTTCTGTACCCGCCAGCTTTCCTAAGACCTTCGCCCCTACGCTTGCGCTTTCCGAAAGCATAAAAGGCGCGTCCAGCTGGAAAGCAAAATTTAAACAGGTTTCAAAATCACCGTACTGCTGTTTTACCAGTCCCAGGGTTTCCTTAATCTCTGGCGGTATCTCTGCCTTTTCCCACGCTGTAGGAAAAGCACTGTGTGTATAGGTCGTCTTACCCTTTCTACGGGTCTTCGTGATCGTGATACCGTTATCAAATGTTACGGATACCTTAACCTGGTCTACAGCTTCTTTAACTGACCCGTCCGGGT